ATGACCACATAGCAACCACCGTCCATCGTCCTTAGGTCGCCACTTCTCATACTTATCATCACCAGATTCCATTAACTTATATGGATGATGGCACATGTTTACAACCGCTACACCAGGAATGTCGAGTGTTGTCTGCTCAGGTAAAACAATCCAACCCCACTCCTGATACTTAGCAATCCACTCTTTTCTGTTTTCTTCCTTGCGGGACTTCTTATGATATGAGTGACAGAAGTCATGATTGCCAGGCACCAAGTACTTAGTGCCATTCAACAACTTGGTGTATATCTCAACAGGTCTAATAGCTAAGCTAAAATCGCCTAAACAGTAAACGATATCATCAGGTCTGACCGTATTGTTCCAGTTCTTGATCATAGCATCATTCATCTCGTCAACATGAGCAAATGGTCTGCCACAGTACTCAATGACGTTACTATGCCAAAAATGTAGATCAGACGTGAAATATATCATTCTTACTCTGCGTTCAGATCAACCATCTGATCCTGTTCTACCACAACGCCAGCAGCATCCAGTTCAACAGCTGAATCCTGATAAGCGTAGCAGGCAGTCATAAGTTCATCTTGAACCTTCTTAGAGTTGATAACCCACTCTTTAGCGTTATCTTCTCCACGAATAGGGTCATAACCGCTAAACGACCACATCTGGGTGTTTTCTTTGCCAGTTGACGGATTCACTGGATGAAAGATAATGCCGAGAGACTTAGCAAGCTCAAATATCTCGCCACCCTGATCTATAATGCCCTGATCATAGTGATAAGTAAACTGAGCCATACGAGCTGGAATGCCCAAACGATTCTTCTTAACCTTAATACGAACCTTATGGCCTGTTTGCTGAGCAGCGCCAGTGATAGTTTCACCAGACTCAAGAACGCCGTTCTTTGTGTCTAACTTCACTATCTCAAGCATAAGATCTGCCGCATGCTTCAGTGCTTTTCCTTCCGTGATGATGTAGGGGTTTCTCAGCGCCTTCATCGGGTCTAGCTCCATCGTGACCTGCTGAATGAAGAATGTAAGAAGATTATAATCAGCAATCACAGGAAGTATAAGCTTCAAAGCTGTAGGCAGATAGCTTGCGCCAGTACCGCCCATTTTCTGGTCAGTCGTCTGCTTCATGTTTGATTCTTTAGGATAACGAATGGCCTTGATAGAGTCAATCACTAAACCGCGGATCGGAGCTCCTTCTTGAAGGAGTTCCAACATCTCTCCGCCGATATAATCAAAGATCATCTCAGGCTTATTAGTTCGACGATAGTAGAGACGCTTAGGATCACCACCTATCTTGATGAAAAGTGGCAGGTTAAACGAGTACTCTGCGTCGAACCACACAAAGATAGCCTCAGGATCTTGTTTTTGAACATCAGCAACTGCCATCATGGCAAGTAAACTCTTACCGCTCTGCTCTGGTCCATATAAAACAGAGATCTTGCCAGGCTTAAAACCGCCTATGGAAGTTGCCCAATTAAGAGACGGAGATCGAGATGGTACTGGGGGAAGTTCCTTCACCGCTATATCTGCAGCAAGTATCCCGAAATCACTGATCATCCTACTCATCCACTTATTTGATGCCATATCACATTCCCTCATACGGAGTCATATTCTGATCGCCATACGCGATCTTCTTTAAGTCATCATGAGCCTGACGAAGCTCTGATAAAACGCTCTTCAGATAAACAACCATGGCCTCCGTTTTTGCCCGTTGTTCTTTAGCGTTCAAGACATCTTCGTCAATATTTACATACTGTTTTCTAGCCTCGCTAGTATCCTTGATACTTCTTGATTCTAAATAATCTCTAGACTTATCAAGGTAAGCAATTGCTTCCGCTCTCTCAAGTTGAGCTTTAGCCCTACTATCAGCCTGTATTGCTTTTGCAAGTAGATTAGCCGCCACGTCTTGGCCAACTATCATGTCTCTTAAGTAAACAGGAGCTAGCAGCTTACTCGTAGTTGAAAGCTCCTGAATCTTGTTGACATAGGTTGCAAGACGAGTGACGTCTAGCCTTTCGGTTAGATCACCCATTTGAACCTCTTTATGAATTTAAGATACGATCTGCTTCTGCCATGAAGTCATCAGCATCTGTAGTAGTGGTAGACGTTTTAACCGCGGCAGGACGAGTAGTCGCTTGAGCTGGTGTCACAACACCCTCGTCTTCCTCATCGTCGATTTTTGTCATAACCTTACTGGTGCCTTTGACAGCGGCAGGTTTTGCTGCTGAAGTTTTTGTAGTCTTTGGAGCAACAGTTGTGCCAAGATTTGGCTCAACACTCAAGTCAGCATCTGGACAGAGCTCAATCAAGCGGGACAAATTGGCTTCAAGAATTTCAGCAAGATCTTCGTATGTCTTTTGCTGATAGATGGCAGAAAGATCATAAGCCAAGTTTTCAAAATTCTCAACAACGGCATCTGGCAACGGAGACTGATCATCTACGAAAGAGATCTTTCCGTTAGCGTCTTTCTTCTTTGTCTGAACCTTCTCAACACTATATTTAGTGTCGCGAAACTTACCCGTATCGTTTGTACGGATAACATCAAACCATACACCCGAATCATCATCTGCGCTGTTCAGTGACGTAGGATCTTGGTTATAATCCTGGATGTACTTGTTCATTTTTTCTTTCATGTCTTTGTGAGCAGTTGCCTTAAGTTCAAGCAAACCAACTTCACCAGCCTTATCGCACGCGTTGTAAACGTAGCACGTACGAGGAACAAGGTCACCTATCAAGGTATTCAAACCCTTTAGACGTTCAGCAACTTCGTCTTCAGTTGCTCCAGCTGCAGTAAGAGCAGCGTTCATCTTTTCAGCTCGTGCCTTTAACTCGTTGACAAACTCAACGACCGGACTTCGCTTCTCTGCGATGACGGAATCGGCATACGGACGAGCTCGTCCACTCTCAGGGTCAATTAAACCCCAGATAATCTGCCACTTACGATACGGATATCCGTTGGAGTTTTCGCCAAATGGTGGAAGAATACGGAACACGTTGTGTCCGTCTTTCACTTTATGGCGCTTCCATTCTTTACGGGATTTTAGGGAATCAAGATTTAACTTGATCTTGGAGTTACTCATAGCTTTACCTCACAGGTTATCATTCACAGCCGTTATTGGCTTGTGTTTATTATACCACAGATTCTAGTATTTCTTCAACTCTTTTTTTGTCTTCAGCAAAAACTTGCTTGTAAGGGATACTGTACCTTGCCAAAAACTCATGAATTGCCGCGTCTATCCTCACTGCTTGCTCAAATGTTTCGTAACGGCCACGCGGATCAAACACCTTGTTACGCGACAACACAAAATTAAGGTGCTCAACGCCTCGGTTCTTCGCGTCCTCGATGAAGTTAAAGGCCGCAGGAGCAACAAGCTCTTTGCCAGAATGGTAGTACTCGTACATAGGACACAACAACAGAGGTGAATCAGTAACTATATAATCTACCTTTCCATAAAGGATAGATTCATACTTAGACTGTTTGCCCAGAAGATACATCTGATCAAATGGACCTACCTTCTTATCTTGCCAAGCCCATGTTTTAACGTACTCTCTCACAAGCTCTACGTGCAGTCCGCGGTATTTCATTTCTGCGAACAAATGAGCCGCAGTTGTACTCTTACCGATACCACTGCCACCGAACAGGTTAATTACCTTCGTCATCGTGAACTATCTCCTGATGGTCATCGATACAATCCTCACAGACAGGTTCGCCACAGATAGGACATTCTTCGTCAGTGGTATCACCACACTCAAGACATTCTTCTTTTTTATGAGTTGGACGAGCCACGTTCCTTAGCCTCCTCGTTAGTGATAGCTGGTTTGCCTACGATTCTCTTCGGCTTATCAGTCATATAAGCCTCGATATCTTTCTCATCGAGATGGTCAATGCTGGCTCTGAAGAAAGGTCCAGTACCTCTGAAGTCGCCAACATAGTAAATCAACTTAGTATTAGTAGGTCGATTTTGAAGTTGGTGGTCTAAGACCTTGTCAAACACCTGAGGATACTCATTCTTAAGTACCCTGACAACGATAGTTGACAACTCCTCGTTATTTTTAAACGGAACACCAACATAGTTAACAAGCTTGATGCGCATAGCATTAAGCTCAGGATCATACTTCACGCTGATCGACTGTAACACTTCACGCAAATGGTTCACCGCAGTGAGGTTGTTACGTGGTGCCTTCTTTTGGTTAGCGACTATCTGCTCCATAAAGTCTGGTTGAGTGATTACGATCTCACCTTTTGCCAGCGTTTCTGGCGCCTTATCTACAACGACAAATTTTGCCATATGTTCTCCTATTGATAATATCTTACTCAATTCTCTCGATCTCTTCAATAACAAGGCTAACCGGAGTTTTCCAGCCTTCCTTAAGTTTTCCTCTTACGTAGACTATTGAGTCTTTTTCCCAACCCAAAGCAGACTTCTTATCCCACCATGTACACTCAATGTTTGAATATCCATCTGAAAGATATACAGCAACCTTGTGCCAAGGTCTTCCGGACTTCTTAGAGATGCCCTTGGTGTATGACGAAGACTCGAACAAAAGAATCATACCAACCTCACTCTCATGATTCTTCTTCTGAAGACCCTCAGCCACCTTGATAGTAGAAAGCACTGGTACGTCGCCCATTATCAATGGAACACCAGCTCTACCAGTTTCTAGCAACGCAGGCCATTTCGCCTTGATAATGTCCACTATACCCTTATCAGACAGCAAATGCTTGTTGAAGGCCTGATTATGCTCTTTTTCCATAAGAAAAACCGAAAGAGGATCAACCATCTCAATGTCTGGTTGTAACCTAACATCCTTCTTCATTAGCTTTCTTAACCTTCTATATTCCTGAATAAAAGCTAATCTACGTTGTCCATAATCAACAATAGAATCATCCATCAAATCATCTGCGGCTCTACCCTTAATCAAGTACGAAATACCACCTGAATTAACCTTAGCATGATCTATTCTATTTACTAAATCTTCAAGTGAATAAAATGGACTCTTAGAGCACAACTCTTTAACAACCGCCGGACCAACACCTTTGATAGCAGAAAGAGGAGTGACGATAAACTTCTTACCAGCAACCTCCCGTGCTTCAAATTTATCAACTGGATATTTAAGTGACGGTGGTCTTACTGATATATCCGATCGCTTTGACACAGTTGATATATAATGATTAACCTTACTTTTACCTTGATGTGTCGCACTATCATTCATAACGACATTAAGCATACTAGCCCACCATTCAGCTGGATGATGGTGTTTCAAATACATTGTAATATAACCTAGTTCACCATACGCATAAGCATGAGATTTATTAAAAGAATAGCGTGAGAAAGCTTGAATCTGCTGACAGACAGTTTCTATAGCCTCTTTATTCCAACCACGCGCTGAACAAGATTTCCTAATCTTGTCATAAGTTGCCATGATAACATCTTGCTTCTTCTTAGCAATTGCGCCCCTAATAACATCAGATTCTTCCCA